ACAAAAACAAGCTAGCGCTTTAGATAGAATTAATGTTAGAAGATTATTAATTAACCTTAAGAACTTCATAGGTGATACCTCTAAAAACTTAGTATTTGAACAAAATACTTCGGATACTAGAAACAGATTCCTTAATACTGTTAATCCTTTCTTAGAAAGTGTTCAACAAAGACAAGGATTATTCGCCTTTAGAGTAGTAATGGATGAATCTAATAACACATCAGATGTTATAGACAGAAACCAATTAGTAGGCCAAATATTATTGCAACCTACTAAAACTGCAGAATTTATAATATTAGACTTTACTATATTACCTACTGGAGCAACTTTCGGAGAATAATATATGTATAATAAACAAGAATAAACAACAACACATATTATGGCAATATTAAGTTCACAAGAAATGTTCTATCAAGCTTACGAACCTAAGCTGCAGAATAGATTTCTATTTAGTATAGATGGTATCCCTGCATACTTGGTAAGACAAGCAGATAGACCTAAATTAACTTTTGATGAAGTTACTTTAGATCACATCAATATTAAAAGAAAAATTAAAGGTAAAGCAGATTGGCAAAATATCAATGCTACCCTTTATGATCCAGTAACCCCATCAGGTGCACAGGCAGTAATGGAATGGATACGTTTATCTCACGAGTCTGTTACAGGTAGAGATGGTTACTCTGATTTCTATAAAAAAGATGTTAGATTCCAAACTTTAGGTCCTGTAGGTGACATAGTAGAAGAATGGACCTGTAAAGGTGCTTTTGTCACAAACGTAGACTTTGGATCAGGTGATTGGACTAGTTCAACACCAATGGAAATCCAGATCACTATGAGAGTAGATTACTGCGTACTAAACTACTAATATTAGCCAAATATCATAAAAGAAGGGGATTGCTTTTGCGATCCCCCTTCTTTATCATATATGTATATGCAAACATATAAAGTTATGGAAGAAAAAAAACAGTTATTCCCTACGGAAGAAGTAAGTTTACCTTCGAGAGGTTTAATTTACCCGGCAGATAATCCCTTATCTAGGGGTTCGGTTGAAATGAAATACATGACAGCCAAAGAAGAAGATATCCTTACAAATGAAAGTTACATTAAAAAAGGAGTTGTAATAGATAAATTATTGCAATCACTAATTGTATCTCCTATTAATTACAATGATTTAGCTTCAGGTGATAAAAATGCACTCTTAGTAGCTGCTCGAGTATTAGGATATGGTAAAGATTATAAATTTGATATTCAATCACCCACAGGTGCTAAAATATCTCATACTTTAGATCTTACAGAACTTGAAGATAAGGAATTAGATAAAAAACATTTGTTAAAACCCAATACAAATGAATTTTCTTTTACATTACCTGTTCTTAAAAAAGAACTTACTTTTAAATATTTAACTCACCGTGATGAGAGGAAAATAGATGAAGAATTAAAAGGTAGAAAAAAAGCTAATCAAGAAGTAGGTGAATTAACCACTAGATTAAAATATATTATTCAATCAGTTGATGGTAATTATGAGAAAAAAACCATCCGTGAATTTGTAGATAACCAATTGCTCGCTAGAGACAGTAGAGCACTCCGTGAACACATGAAAAACATCGGTCCAGATGTCGATATGACATTTGAATATGAAGATGAAAACGGAGATATGCAGAGAGGGGTCAACGTGCCATTAAACATCACGTTTCTTTGGCCTGACGCCTGAATATAAAATGAGTGTGTACAATGAAGTACACGATTTAGTATATCACGGGGGTGGTGGTTATAGTTATTCTGAAGTATATAATATGCCAATATACTTAAGGAGATATTCTATTACAAGAATAAATAACTATCTTAAAGATAAAAAGGAAGCCGAAGAAAAAGCAGTAAATGATGCTAAAAGTAACCGTAAATGGTAAGGTGCGCTAGCACCTTTCATTTTTTTATATTTATAACATATTAGATACCTATGGGATTAGCAGACGACATAAGAGATTTAGCAACATTAGGGCCAGATTTTGATGATATAATAGATCAGGTTAAACGATTAAACCAAAGTTTATCAGCGGGAGATGCCGTTACTAAAGACCAAATTAGTAATATTAGAAGTATAGGTAAGGAATATAGTAATTTATATAAAGAAGTAGAAAGAGTAATTGAAGGCACAGCAAAAACAGCTCAACTAAATGATAGAGCTGCTAAATTACAAGGTAGATCAAATGAACTTATTGCTAAAAGAAATCAACTAATAACAGCATCTAGAACAGCAACAGGGCAAATATCAAAGGACCTACAAAATCAAGCAAAACTTGTGCAAGATGCCGCAATAGCAGCCCAAGCCCAAGCAGACCAATTTAGAAAACTAGCTGCTTTTAATGATCAGTTAAATTCAAAAACAGCATTTTTTGATAATGTTGGGGGTTTACTGTCGGGCATCCCTGGATTAGAAAAAGTTGGCCAAAGTTTTAATACTATAAGTAAAACTATAAGAAAAGTAGCTGTAGGAACGGGGGATGTAAGTAAAGGTATAGAAGCTGGTTTTAAAGCTGCAGCAGATATAATAGCTAAATTACTTGTAGTTCAACTATTTGCTGTAGAAAAAGAAATTACAGAATTTTCAAGACAACTTAATATAAGTAGGGTTGAGGCAACAAAGTTAAAATTTGAATTTACTGGAATAGCAGCCTCATCTTTTGATGTAGCTATTAATTCTGTTAATATAGCTAAATCAAATGCTTTAATTAATAAAGAATTAGGAACCGCAGCAGTATTTAGTGGTGAAATTTTAAGAACAACTACTAGGTTAACTGAAAAACTTAAACTATCAGCAGAATCAGCAGCTAGTTTAGCGGTTCAGGCAGTAGCCTCCGGGGCATCGTTAAGAGAAACAGAAGAAAACGCATTAAGTGCTTCTTATGCACTACAACGTTCAACTGGTATAGCTTTAAATAATAGAGATATATTAGAAGCTACAGGTAAAGTTACAGGACAAGTTAGAGCTAATTTAGGAGCTAATCCTGAATTAATAGCTGAAGCAGTTACTAAAGCAAAATTGCTAGGTCTTGAATTAAATAATATAGCAGCAACTGCTGATGCACTCTTAGATTTTGAAAGCAGTATAAGCTCAGAATTAGAAGCCGAGTTATTAACCGGTAAACAACTTAATTTAGAAAGAGCAAGATCGCTTGCTTTGCAAGGAGACTTAGCAGGATTAGCTGATGAAATAACAGCTCAGGGCATTACGTTTACTGAGTTTAATGATATGAATGTTCTTCAACAAAGAGCTATAGCTAAGTCATTAGGATTAAGTGCAGATACTTTAGCAGATTCTTTACTTAAACAACAAGCTCAAAATATGACAAGAAAAGAGTTAATAGCTTTAGGTGGAGAAGAATTAGCAAATAGAGCAGAACAACTTAGCGCACAAGAAAAATTAGCGGCAGCAACTCAACAATTTACAGTATTTTTAGGTGAAGTAGTAACAATTCTTAGCCCAATAGCTCAATTAGTAGGTTTTATAGCTGAAGTATTTTCTACAATTCCTGGTAAAATAGCGTTAACTATTGTAGCTGTAGCTAAATTATTACCTTTATTAAAATCAGGTTTTTTAATGACAGCAGCAACTACAGTAATGAATGCTTTTGGTGGTCTTCCACCTCCTTTTAACATAATTGCTGGTGTTGCGACATTAGCCGCTGTAGCAGCTGGGGTCGCTAAGGTATCAGGTCTTCTTCCCGCGGATGACTTCATGTCTGGTCCTGTAGGTAGAAGTAGAGTCCTTACAGCTCCTGAAGGTAGTTTTGCTTTAAATGATAGAGACACCATTTTAGCAGGAACTGATTTAGGTGGTGGTGGAGGAGGGGGAAATAATAATCCCCTTAATGAAGATAGATTTGTATCAAAATTAGCGGGAGCTATCAATAATAAAAAAGTAGAATTCGATCCTTATACTGCCTCAGGCCCATCTGCTATGGCAGCTACGGATGCAAGAAGAGGAAATACTACAATTAAATTTTAATATTTAATATTTATAATAAAACAACACACAATGGCATTAGTAGACAAAAAATCATTATATGACTTAGTACCAGGAGAAGGACCTGTTGGAGAAATGGCTTCATTGCAAGGACCAGCTTTTGCTAATCCGGTACAAGGAGTAGGTATTCACCAGGGAGCTTTAGCTAATTTATATGAAAGCAGCGTACATAATATTAATTATGGCCCTATGCAAAATGACTTAGATGGGTTAGAAGGACCCTCATTTGCAAATCTTGAATTAAGTGAAGGAATACACCAGGGCGCTTTAGAAGGTATCTATAATAGTAGTGTACATAATCTTAATTATGGACCTATGCAAAGAGATTTAGATGGATTAGAAGGTCCTACATTTGCTAACCAAATTTTAAGTGAAGGTATACACCAAGGAGCACTAGCAGGAATATATCAAAGTAGTGTACATAATATTAATTATTCTATGACTTTATATGACTTAAATGGTGAAACCCCTGAACAATATTTAGAAAACTTACCTGAAGGATTAGGAAGTCTTATAGGATAATATGGCATTAAAACAGCTATTAATAGATCAGGGAGATCTTTTTAGACAAAGACTCATAGAACCGGACTACACTCTACCTCAAGGTACAAATACTGCTCCTTTAATAACTAAAAGATTATTAAGAGTAGAAGAAGAATTAAATTCAGGATTACGTTCAGGTATAGATACTATTTCTGATAATTTTCTTAGAGGAGGTGCTATATTAGCAGCAGAACGAACGTTAGATGATACTGAAAGAATAGCTAAGTTTTTACTTACTGGTGAAGGTATATCTTTTATAGCTAAAGAAGCAGCTATACAAAGAACTAACCCGCAATCTTTAATTTCTCCTACAAATAGAACTAGAACACCTCTTAATTTATTGGCTCAAATACCAGCTAATATAGCGGGTATAAGCATAAGAAGGGATGGTGTTTTAGATACTGTTTTTGAAAGTAATTTTAATTACGATTTTACTAAGGGAGGGAAAAGAAAAGGTAAAAAATATGAAGGTCAGATCAGAAATATCCTAAAAGAAGATGCGAGTGATGGAAAATTTAGTGTAAACGCAGAAAAAGCACAAGACCATACTATACTCGGTATATATGATGATTTTAGTATAGGTTCTGGTTTCCCTGATTTTCAGCGAGAAAATCGTGGTAAATTTGTAACTATCGGTGTTAAAGATGATATTAAAGAATATGGAGGAGGTGCAGGATCAATATTTGGTATTGGAAGGACTACTATTAAAAGATATACTGATTCTAATGAACTCCTCGAAAAATCTCAAGATCAATTAAGAAGAGCAGTTAGACTTACTGATAAAGTTAGACAAAAATTTGCTAGAAGAAGGACTTATAATTTAGGTGATCCAGGAGCAAAATCCTATAACCAAACTGATAAAAAATATAATGTAATACTAAAATCTACAACTCAGGATAAACTAAATTTAGTAAATGAACTACCCAGAGAAAATCAAAATGATACTGATCTTGTAGGTTTAAAAGACTTTATTAAATTTAGAATTGCCCTAGTAGATACATCTTTACCCCTAAATGATGAAGTATTATTATTTAGAGCATTTTTAGAATCGCTAAATGATAATTTTAAAGGTGATTGGAATTCTTTTCAATACAACGGTAGAGCAGAAAACTTTTACACATATGCAGGGTTTGATAGAGACATTTCTTTTAGTTTTAAAATAGCAGCCCAAACAGCAGAAGAATTAAGACCACTATATAGAAAACTAAACCTACTAGTTGGATCTACAGCTCCTGAATATGTAAATAGACGAATGAGAGGTAGATTTTGTAGACTAACTATAGGTGACTGGTGTTATGAAATACCCGGATTTTTCCAAAGCGTAGGGCTAACATGGCAAAAGAATTATGCATGGGAATTAAGTGAATCACCTAATCATTTTGATGACACTTATCCTGTATCACAGCACCCACACGTTTTAGACGTAAATTGTAGCTTTAAACCTATACATGACTTTACCCCTGAAAGTAAAGTAGATAAACCCTTTATTATAAGAGTAAAAGGCCAAAAACCACCACAAGAGTTACAAAAAGTAGCAGAAAGTCCTGACGGTTTCCAGCAAGGTCAGTTTGAAGTAAATTATGATGAAGAACAAGAATAATTAAATTATGAAAAGATTCACGGGCATAAAAACAAAAAGAACCCCCAAAGGTAAAGAATATTATAGAGAGGCATTTATTCCAGGTGTAGAAGATTTGGAAGGTGATCAATATTTTATTACAGAAAGAGGGGATAGATTAGATTTATTAGCTTTTGAATTTTATAAGGATGTTTCTTTATGGTGGGTATTAGCTGCAGCTAATCCTACTATTACTAGAAGAGATTCGTATTATGTAGAACCCGGAAAACAATTTAAAATACCTGCTAACCCTCAAGTAATTATAGAAGACTATAGAGATTTAAATAATAATCGATGAGTATATTTAAACAGTCGTTTAAAAAATTTGTCTCAGACCAATTTGCTGTTAGACAAAAAGTTGTAGCTAAAGGAAACTCTGGCCAGAAAGATGTATTTAGAAGAGGAGCTGTAACAGGCAATAACGGCGAATTAGGAGATAAAGGAGCTTATTACGCGTATGCACAAAAACAATGTGTAATTCGCATGGCATCATTAGTTGATTTAGTAAGAGATATAGATTTAGAATTTGCGGGGGATGATTTTCCAACCTATAAAGGATCTACATTTGCTAGGAATTTTATATTAGAAGGAGGTATACTAAGTGATTACGCTAGAAATACAGGAACGGGTCCTGATGGACAGCAAGTTAAAGTAAGAAAATTAGATGTAAGAGGAGGATTTCCTAATGCAAGGGGGGCTACCGGTGCTAGAAAAAGAGTTAATTTAAGTTATGGTGATCCTTCTTTAGCATCTGATCCAGATAGTGATGGTTATGGAGTAGTTCCTATGCCTGGTATTACAAGTGCTAATATTAGAACTAAATCTGCTTATGGGTCTTTAAGAGAAGCTAAAGTCAATTTTATTTGTCATAACCTAAGACAATTAGAAATATTAGAGTTGCTTTATATGAGACCAGGTTATCCTGTTTTTATGGAATGGGGGTGGTCTCCCTTTATATTAAATGATGGGACAATAGAAAACCAATTTCCTTCTATTATTGACCGTAACATATTTTGGTCTGATACCCAGATTACCCAAGAATATTTACAGACAGAAGTTGTTAAATTAAAGGGTGAAACAAATGGTAATTATGACGGTTTTTTAGGATTTTGTACAAATTTCGATTATAGTGTTAGAGAAGATGGTGGCTTTGACTGCAGTACAGAGTTAATTTCTATGGGTGAAGTAATAGATAGTTTAAAAGTTTCACCAGAATATAATATTGGGCTAGAAGAATTAGCATCTTTTACAGGGGAAGTTATTGGAGAAGACCCGTCAGAGGAAGGAGAGGAAACAGAGAAAATTACTAAAGAAAATATATTTCATACTAGTTTAGGTAGGATTTTAACGGATTTACTATTAGTGACTGATGAAGAGGGTGTAGAAATAAGGACAAACGATTATGATTTAAATTATTTCTCTAAAGAAATATTACAGGGTGATTGGGATAACGCATTTAACTCAGATATTTCTAGTGGTAGATTACAACAACAATTAAGAGGTATTTGGAAGGGCTTAATTGACATATTAGGTCCTGAAGCAGTAGCCCAAGGTATTATACCTAAAGGGACAGTGCTTCAAAAAGGACCAGCTACCGGAGACATCATAGTAAAAACTAATTCATTTATACGGTGGGATTTAATGATAGAATTGATAAACACTAGGGTAATCCCCAGAACAGAAAAAGATCAATTACCTTTCATGTTTTCCCCGTATCAATTTACATCTAATCAGGATGGTACTTTTAACTTTGAACCCATTTTATATACCTCATATGAAAATAGAAATGGAAATATTAAAGACGTTAGTTGTAACGGAAAAATAGTTATATTGCCCCACCAATTTGATGATTTTTATGATAGCGAAGCCCAAATAGGGTTCTGGGGTAGAGCAGGAGCGGGTCTGGCCACAATTGTTTTGGCGGGTGCAGGTTTAATTGCATATGGTATTAATAGTC